TATGGGAACGTGGTGTTTTAAAGTTATTAGAAACACATACGTATTGTAAAATGCCAACACCTGGTGAATTTTTATCACCAATTCGTGTAGAATGGTATGAACGTAAAGATTTATTAAAACGTATTCAGTTGCATAAATCTCGTTTACAATTATCTGATACGTTAAATGATAGAAAACCTAGTAATATCAAGATGTTACAGTAGGTTTAACCATTTTTCTTTTATATTAGTTAATACATAATTGTTGTGATTTATAAGAACATCATATTTTGGAAATTGTTCCATAGTTCTACCTACAATGGTAGCTTCTTCTTTTCTTTGTTTGGCTGTATTATCTAAATAGGTAACAATAACTTTATCATTTAATATGTAAGGCATAATTATTCTCCTTCTTCTACATTAAATGTAATTTTTATTTTTGTACTCCAATAATTAGCTTTTGTTTTCCAATAATCTAAATGTTTATAAAGCTCAAAAGAATCATAAAGATTTTCTTGTTCATAAACTATTTTAGTTTCTACAAGAGGAACTTTATAATCGATATGTTTTTTCTTTTTTTCATTCCATTTGCTTTTAGTGGTTTCTATTTCTTCTACTTTAAAATTTGTTATATTAATCATTATATATACTTTCTTTTATTAAGTTTTTTAGTTAAGTTCCAAGAACATATGCACACAGTTATCCATAGAGGCGCACCTAGTACAGATACCAGTAGCGTTGGGTTAATGCCCATTACTAACAGTATAAACAAAATACTTATACTTGATGCTACATGAACTATGACAAATGTGCCTAGAAATGATGCTTTACTTCTGAATCTTGGTGTCATTTAATGCCTCCATTATTTCTGGTATATTTTCTTTATCATCATATTGGCTTAAAGATTTTTCACTTATAAAAAATTTAACGTGGATAAATCCACCTTGCATAGAACTTATAGTAAATTTATGAGGGCATGTTTTTAACCAAGCTAAACAAGATAGAATATTTTTAATTTGAAATGAAATCATTTTTTAGCCCTTTCTTGTGCTTTAATCATTTCTTCTAAATCTTTATCTCTAAATACTAATTTAAAACCTGCTTTTTTTAATAATTTTACTGTTTCTTCTGGTGGAGTTATATCTATTTTTTTATCTTTACGATTTAATTCTGCTATAGCTTGTTGTTGTTCGTCTAAGTCTTGTTGTTCTAATTCTTCTTGGTTTAATTCTTCTTGTTTTTCTATGTGTTGATCTGACATTTTACCCATTTTTATTTTCCTTTAATTTTTGTATAACAAAGTTTAAATTAAAATATGCTTCTTCAATATCTTCATAACGATTTTTCCATTTTGACCAACCTCTTCCTGGATCAATTTTAATTCTAACAATGTTTAATGCATTTAGTATTATTTCTAAGTCATTTAAATTATTTTTCATGAGGCAATCTCCTGTAAGTTGTTGTTTTATGAGGCTTTTTTTTAGATTATTCCAACTGGACAGACTTAGTCTAGCATCCTGTTATGTGTTCCTTGCTTGTAACTGGGAATAATTATAGCTAGATACCTTTTGGAGATAATAGTAATCCATTAACGTATTGGTATACTCTGGAATTCTATTATCTCCAACTCCCTTTAGCTAAAAGGGAATATCGTCATCATGCATTGTTGATACAGGATTAGTATTTGATGGTGTAACTGTAGCACCTTTGCCTTTAGTGCTAACCAGTTTAAGCTGACCACCAAAACCTGATATATTAATTTTCATGCGTGTTAGCATTGGAGGTTTACCGTCTGAACTTGTTAATGTTTTAGATTCGTATGAGTCCATTTTAGGAAAACCTGATACTAATACTGTAGCACCTTTGTCTATATAAGGAACAATAACATTAGATACTAAATTGCCTATGGCATCTACAGTATACCAATGTGTTGTTTTTTGCATTTGACCTGTTCTAGATTTGTATTGCTCTGTAACAGCTATGTTAAATGAAGCTCCTTGTGTATCACCAACAGTTCTAACTACTGGTTTTGCACCTACGTTTCCTAGTACTGTAATATTTGCGTATGACATGAGTGTTGACCTTTCTATTTTAAGTTGTTGAAATATACGCTTAATTATTCTACATTGGCTTAACCGTTTGACCAAGCTAAACCAATGCAGTCTTATTGAGGCATCACGTTTAGCCTCTCTGGTAGAATAGCGACTTGTATACATAGTATCTACCTGAATTAATATTAACTTAACTAACATACGTCTTCTTTCAGATTCTGTGACCATTAAGTTAATACATTTTAGATATATTTCGTAGTTGCTCTAATTCGGGGTTATTTTTTACCGACTTCTTCTACGTTTATATCATCTAAAACTTATTTGGATTGCCATTTAGCTTCTTGGTCAACCCATTTTAATTTCATCTTTTTAATTATTGGCTTTTGATAACCAAATACACGTTTGTATAGAAATAAGAAAATTGAAATTAATATACCACCCAGTAACCCTGCTACCATTCCAGCAAAAGTTCCTGCAAACATAAGGACTAATCCTACTGTTGATAATATATCTACAATGATTTCATAGTTAGCTATTTTTTTGAGTCCTATCTTAGCAAATAATAATATAAAAGCACTACCTGATATAATACCGAATAATAAAAACTCCATTTTTAAATCTCCTTTATAAAACTTATATTGGCTAATTGTTTATTGAGGCTTAACCTTTGAGGCTTACCCCAAAGCTGTTTATTGCAATGAGGCAGACCCCAGCGAACCGAACTCTTGTGAGGTGAGCTGTGTGAATATCGAATAAAAAAAAAGCATCTACTTCGTTAAAAATAGATGCTGTTTCTAGGAGAGCTAAAAGTTAACTTTAATTTTAGGAGTATTTTCCAATCTTATTTTAGGTATAAATCTTCCTAACGATTTAACATGTTTAGTAATTTTATTGCTTATTTGAGCATTTTCTAATTCTTCTATTCTTTTTTCTAATTGTTTCATTGTTAAAGCCATAATATTTTCCTTTAAATTAATTGTAGATACTCACTCTTAAGCTCATCCTAAGAGCAAGTATCTGGTTGATAGCTTGATTGCTATTGGTAGAGATTAAGCCTCTACTTTCTCTGGTATCTCGAAGTCTGCTGGTACTTGGTACTCATTGACTGATGATTTGTCGTCTATGCCATTATGTCTTGGTGTATATGGCACAGTTTTTGGTTTGCGACTGGTGTTTAAATCTCTGAGTATAGATTGTAATCTAGGGTCATCTGCTGACATTCTAGATACAGATGCTTTAGATTTTTGTGTTTCCTTTCTGTTATGACGCTTGGGCCAATTTTGTAAATTTAGCTCTGTTATCATGCGTTCTCTAACTGTTGATAGCACATTTACTGATTGATTAAGTACCCCCCATTGTTGACGTAATTTACCTAATGATTCTTCTAATTCCATTTGTTGATTTACGTCTATGTCACCACCACTATGTATTCTATCGTTAAACCTTTTTAGTTTAGATGCTACATAGTTGCCGTGGTCTGCTGTTTGGTCACGTTTGTTTTCTGCTGTAGTTAAGAAACCGTCTGTTAACTTCATAACAGCTATTCTATCTTCCGAATGCAAGTCATTGAGAGATGATAATGCAATAGTCATGTGATAACCGAAGTTATTTAGTGCCTCTGTAGTTGGTAAGCAGATGCCAGCCCAGCGTTCTGTTGCTAATTCTTTTAGCTCATCTTGCGTGTGGTCTGGTATTTGTCCTAGTACGGGACTTGAACCTGCTTTGTGGTCTATTGAAGTAACTACGTCTGAATTAAGTATTGGTTGTGTCATGTTGACCTCCTAAGTTAATCTTATGAAAATTACATTGGCTAATGATGTTTGTACCACTAGCCAATGCCTGTTGTTGATGTTGATAGTAATGTGTTACACTTCCATGTTTAAGTTATCGGATATTAAAGATTGTATCTGGTCTACCCTGTCTGGGTCGCCTGATTGATGCGCTTGCATTAAATCCGTTACTAAATGTTCGTTGTTAGGCAGTTTTTTACTTAGTGCCTCTAGCTGTTCTAGAGTGATAACGCCTAGTTTATTGTTGATAGTATTGTTCATGGTATAGTCCCCTTTTTTTGGATGCTTAATTGCATCATCATCATCAATGATGTTCTACTTGTCTGTCGGTTTCTAGTCCTGTCGGCTTGCCAAATGTCAATTATTTATTTTCAAACTATTTGCTTGTATGACATCATTCTTATGATGACATACATATCAATAAAGAATGACCTCTTGGGAATCCTCATAAATAGTTTCTTCTTGGAAAAAAAATACTTTACATAAATGATATGCGTGAGCGCTTTAGCGAACCCCTACCCCTTTGGCAAACGTCCGGACTATAATCCGTCAGCTGGAACATCATGATGATGATGATACTTGTCATTGGATATTTTATCCTTGACCTCTTGGGAAACATAAAATTAGAGGTATTGATATGTTCTTACATATCACGTAATTATTGAACTCATCCGTTGAGTTTAATGATTACTCCATTCAAGAAGTACATTATGGTACAGATTATGTTTCGATTGAAACTAACCTAAATAAACTCTTGTGTTTTAGTTCTCGCAAACAACTGGTATGAACGACCAATGCGTCAGCAAGGGTAGTGAATATCAGTTCGTTTGTGAGTTCTTGGCATTCACATGAAATCGAAAACTGCATATTATTTTGTGTAATAACAAGGAGTTATATAATGTGAATTGACGTGTATTTTGAGAGATGCTCTATATAGATAACACTTACGCAGATTGAAATAGTTTAAGGAATGTTGATAGTAATGAGTAACGTAAAAGCAAATCCTGAACAAGCAAGTAAATATAAACGTGGTGTTGTGCCAATGGAAGAGATTACATTATCATCAACCACAATACGTATTAATCACCCTAAAGTAACCGACCAACAAGCTGAATTGGTACATGCGGTGTTGCATGATGGTTGCAACGTAACCGAAGCAAGTAGACGGATAGGTGCGAACAAAGCTTGGGCGTGGAGAACGGCACAAAAGCAACACGTTATGGAGTATCGTAAAGAGTTAGCGTTAAGTGTGTTGGGTTGGCATGGTAGTCAAGCATTGGCAACTATGGTATCATTACTCGAACACAAGTCGGGGAACGTAAGACTAGAAGCCAGTCGTGACTTGATGGACAGAGCTGGTATCAGAAGCGAACCTGTTAGACCAACTACAGCAGTGCAGATAAACTTTGGTGTAGACTAGAAGGAATGTAGAGTGAACAATAGAAGTAGGGGGGACCCTTTTGAGGAGATGCGTATACGAAGGTGGGTTTAAAAAACTGGCCTTGAATACTTATAAACCTATAACACAAGCGTGAGGAGTTAAAAAATGTCATTTCTACAATCACTCAATCCAAGAGATCATAGAAGACTACGTGAAATTATTTTTGGAATCCATATGAAAAATTATCCCAAGGAACATTTTAATATACGAGAAGCGGATAAGTTAATAGAGAGTATAGGGCCTGAAGTGGCGCAAGAATTAATTAAAAGGGGTGTGGACACACATAGTGTTGAATGAAAATAGATTATAAACCACCAGGATTAGTTGCTAAAAAATTTATGAAGTCCGATAACTTTGTACGAGGATTACGAGGCCCTGTCGGTAGTGGTAAGAGTGTGGCCTGTTGTTTTGAAATCATGCGTAAATCCTGTTCCCAGCAGATAGATAAAAAAGGATTACGAAGAAGTAGATGGGCTGTTATTAGAAATACGAATCCTCAATTAAAAACCACAACTATTAAGACATGGAGGGATTGGTTTGGTGATGATATGGGCAAGTTTAATTGGTCGCCACCTTATACCCATCACATGCGATTTGCTTTGCCTGATAAATCTGTTGTTGAAGCCGAAATTATTTTTTTAGCTCTGGATAATCAATCGGATGTTAAGAAACTATTGTCTTTAGAGTTAACAGGTTTGTGGATTAATGAAGCACGAGAGATCCCAAAGTCTATTGTTGATGCGTGTACTATGAGAGTAGGTCGTTTTCCTTCTATGAAAGATGGTGGGCCGAGTTGGTCAGGTGTTATCATGGACACAAACTCACCAGATGAAACGCATTGGTGGGGAATTATGTCTGGAGAAGTGCCAACCCCTGAATATATTACAGATGAAGAGAAATTAACGTTAATTAAGCCTGATGATTGGCAATTTTATACACAACCTGGCGCAATGGTAGAAAAAACTAATAAAGAAGGAGCGTTAGAAGGCTATGAAATTAATAAAAACAGAGAAAACGGTGATAATTTAAAAGATGACTATTATAATAAGATTATTTTAGGAAAAAGTCGCCCTTGGGTTAAAGTTTATGTCTTAAATAAATATCAAACGTTAATGGATGGCAAATCTGTCTATCCTATGTTTAAATTAGAAACACATGTTGCAAGTTCTCCTATAAAAGCCACATCAGGAGAAATTTTAGTAGGTATAGATTTTGGTAGAACCCCTGCCGCTGTATTTTGCCAACAGAGTATGGGTGGTAAATGGAAAATCCTGCATGAATTAATTGCTAATGATATGGGAGCTACACGTTTTTCTGAAGTACTAAAACATGAAATATCACGACAAGGATGGTCTGATAATGAAATAAAATTTATCGGAGATCCTGCTGGAAATCAAATGGCGCAAACTGATGAACATACGCCATTCATGATCCTGCGAGCTAATGGCATTCCTGCTGTTCCTGCTACAACAAACGACCCCATGTTGCGAGTAGAAGCTGTAGAAAATGTATTAAATCGTATGGTAGAAGGTAATGCCGCTCTTCAAATATCCCCCACCTGTACTACAATTATTGCAGGATTTGAAGGCGGCTATCAGTTTAGACGCATGCAAGTAGTAGGTCAGGAAAAATATGATGAAAGACCTAACAAAAATAGATTTTCTCATATACATGATGCTTTACAATATGCTGTTATAGGTGGTGGTGAAGGTCGTAGAGTTACATCAGGCAATGCACTAAAAGCTAAATCTTTTGTTGTGCAAAGAAATTTTAATCCTTTTGGAAAAAATCGTGGAAGAAAAGTGGCTAGTATGTTTCGTAGAATCTAAAAGCTGGGGATGGTGGAATGTTTTTACTATGTTCCGCAAAAAATTTTCTCATACTTTTGCTTTACGTTTTAATTCTTTAACACAAACTTGGATATTGTTTGAATGGTCATCTAAAGGATTAATAGTTGACACAGTACCAAGAGATTATGTAGCGTGCATGATAAAAGAATTAAAAGATAATGGTGTTGTATTGGAAATAGAAAAAAAACCTCATCCTATTAGCTTGCCTATGATTCCATTATATTGTGTTAGCCCTATTCGACATTTGTGTGGTATAAAAAAATTATGTATAACTCCATATTCTTTGTATTGTGAATTGCAAAAGAATGGCGGAGTGTTCAAGTTTGGTACAGAAAATAATATTTAACAATTAAGGAGCATTCCTATGGGAAGCATATTTAATCCAAAACCAAAAAGAGATGATAGCGCAGAACGTTTGCAGAAACAATTAGAAAGCGAACGTGCTGAAAGATTAGCTCTTGATAATCAAAATGCAGCAGATGCGGCTGAAAAAAGAAAACAACGTTATGGCTATTCTTCATTAATGGGAGAAGGTTCTAGCTATTCTGGTTTTACTGGAAGCGCAGATAAACAAGGTAAGAAAACTAAAACTCGTAGTCTTGGTGGAGGTGGAGCAGTTTAATGGCATCAATTCTTCCTCGTACTGATCCAAATCCAGAAGCACCTACTAATCCTCAACAAAACACTTTGTATGAAAGTACAATGAAAATGTTTAAGGAAGCTAAAGCACGTAGGGATAATTGGGTAAGTACTTGGGATGAAATTAATGATTACGTATTGCCTGGTCGAGAAGGATTTTTTGATTCTAATACAGGAAGTCAATCTTATGGTGATAAACGTACAGATTTAATTTATGATGAAACGGCTGTTGTTGGTGTACCAAGATTTGCATCACGATTACAACTAGGATTTTTTCCACCAAATGGTAGAGCATTTAGATTAATGCCTGGGCCTGAATATCCTGGTAATGTTCGTAGTCAAAAAATAATGGCTGAATTAGATAATGCAACAGATCTAATACATGAAGGATTACGTAACAGTAATTTTAATTCTGAATTACATGAAGGTCTACAAGACTTAGGCATAGGCACAATGAATATGATTTGTGAGCCTGGGCGTTTTGTAGGAGATTTAAAATTTACTGCTGTTCCTGCAACACATGTTGCATTATTGTCAGCAAAAGGTGATGAAGTTGGTTGCTGGTTTCATTGGCGTAATGATTTACCATTAAGAGATTTACAACAAACCTACCCTCATTTTAAATTAACAAAATTAATAATTGAAGATATAAAACGTAATCCTGATAAAAAAATTAAGATTATTGAAGCGACTATGGTTAATAAAGATAAACCATTTGAAGATTCTTGGATTAAAGTATGTATATCAGAAACACATAAAACAGTTTTATATCAAACAGAATATTTAGGCGCAGGAAGTAATCCTTGGATTTCAACACGTTGGTCTAAATCAGGTTTTGAAGTTTGGGGTAGAGGGCCTATCTTACAAGCTATGCCAGCCATTAAAACATTAAATTTAACAGTTAAGCTTATTTTAGAAAACGCTGAAATGGCAATAGCTGGAGCATATTTGTATGATGATGATGGTGTCTTTAATCCTGAAAACATTATATTACAACCTGGCACTTTTGTTCCTAGAGCAAGTGGCAGTAAGATTGAACCTTTAACTTCTCCATCACGTTTTGATGTAGCGCAATTAGTATTAGAAGAACAAAGACGTAATGTAAGAAAAGCGTTGTTTATTGATGAGCTAGATCGTGAAGGAGCTAAAACTCCATTGAGTGCAACAGAAGTTTCTCAAAGATTAGCAGAAGTTGCTAGAGATATGGGTGCTGTAGCAGGGCGTATGCAAAGAGAATTTCTACAACCTTTAGTTAATCGTATTGTATTCTTATATACAGAAATGGGTTTATTAGATTTACCTCGTATAGATGGTAGACAAATACGTGTAGTACCAGCTAGTCCATTATTAAGAGCGCAAGATTTTCAAGACATATCTGATTTTAGTCGTTTTAATGAAACTATAATGGGTTCATTTGGACAACAAATGTCAATGTTATTAATGAATAGAGAGCGTACTGTTAAATGGTTAGCTTCTAAATTTGGTATTGATGAAGATTTGTTAAATACTCCAGAAGAGTTACAAGCTGAAGTAGAACAAGCACAAAATGTAATGCAACAAGCGCAGGGCGCACAAGGTGGACAACCACCAGGCCAAGGAGGGCCGCCACAATAATGGTAGCAAAAAGATTTCAAAATCCTAAAGGTGGATTAAACGAAGCAGGTAGAAAACACTTTGAAAACAAAGATGGTGGTAATTTAAAGTCACCACAAAAAACAGGCACAGGTCCTCGTAGAGTAAGTTTTGCCGCACGTTTCGGTGGCATGGCAGGAGGTATGAAAAAAGATAATGGAGAACCAAGTCGTTTAGCATTAGCTTTAAGAGCTTGGGGTTTTAGAAATAAAGAAAGTGCAAGAAACTTTGCTAACAAACACAAAAAGAAAGATGCTTAATGGTAACTAAAAATAATACTGTTAGTTCTTGTGATGGATTTCAATATACAAAAGATGCTGAAAGCAAACTTAATGGTACAGCAGTTAGAGTATTTGAAACAGATAGCGGATCTGAATTTCTTCGTTATTTAGAAAACATTACTATAAACAATATTAACGGATCTGCTATAGATGAAAGTTCTTTAAAACATATTGAAGGACAACGTTGGATTGTAGGTATTATTAAACGCCGATTATTTTTAGGAAAACAGGAAAAATCATAATGGCATTTACATTAAAACAAAAAGCAACTTTAAGAAAACATGCTTCTCATCATTCTACAAAACATATGAAAGCAATGAAACTAGCTATGAACAAAGGAACAAGTTTTACAAAAGCACATAAAAGTGCATTAAAAAAGGTAGGTAAATAATGGCTAAACCAAAACCCAAACCAAAACCCAAACCATCTTATTAGGAGATTATTAATGAGTTTATATAAAAAAGCAAAAAAAACTATAGCGTTATCTAATAGAACAAGTAATGCTTTTCCAGGAGATACTATAGGACAGCACATTAAAAGAGTAAAAAAAATAGGTGCTATTCATAAAATGATAAATATGGAAAACTCTACTTCTAAAAGACCAGTACAGCCTACACCTAAAAAACAAAAACCAAATGCAGGTTTTAAAAGAGAAAAATTACTATAAACCCAAAAAGGATATAACCCATGAATGAAGAAGCTCAAGTAGAAACAGAAGTTGCATCAACAGAATCAGAAGCTCCTGCAACACCAGCAAGTGAAAGTGTTCAAGAAGTACAAGCAGATCGACCTGATTGGTTGCCTCAAAAATTTGAAAACCCAGAACAGTTATCTCATGCTTATGGTGAATTAGAAAAAAGACATTATCAGCGTACAGATGATTTAAAGAAAACTGTGGCAGAAGAAATGCAAGAAGAAGCGTTTGCTGATGTTCCAGAAGTTCCACAAGACTATAAAGTATCAGAAGATTTAGGTATGGAAATACCTGAAGATGACCCTATGTTGAATTGGTGGAAAGATCGCTCACATCAATTAGGATTAAGTGATAAAGAATTTAATGGATTTATAAAAGAATACCATGAAATGGCTAGTCAATCTGGCCCTAATACAGAATTAGAAATACAAGCTTTAGGTGAATATGGAGAAAAAAGAGTAGAGCGTGTAAATGAATGGTTTAAATCTAATATGGAACAGGAAAATTATGAAGTGTTGTCACAAATGGCAATTACAGCTCCATTAATTAAATCTTTGGAAAATATTATGGAATTAGCTGGTCAACCTTCTGTATCTATACAAGATAACAATGAATTAAAAGATAGCTTAACTAAAGATGATCTTAAAAACATGATGAAAGACCCAAGGTATTTTCAACAAAATGATCCTGTGTTTCGTCAAAAAGTTAAAGCTGGATTTGATCAATTAGCAAAAAGGCAAAATTAAAAAGCAATGTGAATTGCCAAACCTTAGTTAAAAATACAAATATAAAGTGTTAAGCGGCCCAAATTGCCAACATTCAGAAGCCCAGAAATGGATTAACTTCAGATAGGCTTGAGGATTAACCGAGAAACAAACTTTTTTTAATTTTAACAAGGAGGCTTAAATGGCTTTTAATACCATTAGCACATCATTTGTTGAAGAGTTTGAAGCTGGAGTTCACATGGCCTATCAGCGTATGGGTTCAAAACTTCGAAACACAACTCGATCTCGTGATGGCGTAAAAAATAAGACGACTTTCCAAAAAATAGGTAAAGGCTCTGCTACTCAAAAAGCTAGAGCTGGTTCTGTACCACCAATGAATCTTGAGCATACTAATGTCAACGTAACACTTGAAGATTGGTTTGCTGGTGAATGGGTAGATGATTTAGATCAACTACGTGTTAATCATGATGAAATGGTTGTAGCACAAGAATCTGGTGCTTATGCTTTAGGAAGAAAAACTGACGACATAATTAAAGATGCTTTAGATACAACATCTAGCACATCTAATGAAACATCTAATGGAATAACATTAGCATGGGCATTAGGCGTAATGGAAACTATGGGTAATAGTGATGTTCCTGATGATGGACAACGTTATGCGGCTATAGGTTGGGAAAATTGGTCACAACTTATGAGTATTGATCAATTCTCAAGAGCTGAATATGTTGGAATGGATCAACTTCCATTTGCTTCAGGAATGACTGCTAAGAATTGGTTAGGCTTTATGTGGTTTCCACATTCTGGTCTAGATTCTGCAACAGTTTCTTCAGTAGATTGCCGTAAATGCTTTCTATATCACAAAACCTCTATCGGTCATGCCATTGGTGCAGATGTTCAATCGAACATTGATTACCACAATGATAAGGACAGTTATTTCATCTTAAACAAGATGCAAATGAATGCTGCTCTTATTGATGCAAATGGTTGTATCGAAGCTAACTTAAAGAAATAAGGAGAATATAACATGGCTTTTACTTCAAGTACTTTTTCTTTAGTTTCATATAGTGGCAACGGTTTTCATATTTGGCACTATAAATCTGATGATGCGGCTACAGTTATTGATGGAGCTGGTTACTTTAACACTTATGCAAAAGAAATAAATGCAGGTGATGTAATCTTTGCAACAACAGCGGCCTCTGGAACTCCAGTTTATGGTCAATTTGTTGTAAGTTCTAATGACGGAACTACAGTAGATGTAAATAATATATCTGCCGCTACAAGTGACTCTGACTAAAGATAATATTAAAGGGAGAGAGAGTTATTCCTCTCCCTTTTTTTAAAAGGATAATCTATGGCTATAACTTCTAAAATTGATATTGCTCAACAAGCTATGGTGTTAGTAGGTTTACAACCTTTAACAAGTTTTGATGACAAAACAGATGAAGCTCTTTCTGCAAATTTATTATACGAACCTGTTGTTACAGATTGTTTGAGTTCTCACCCTTGGAATTTTTCTACAGGACAAAAAATATTAAACAGATTAACTGATACTCCAATAGATATTTGGGATGCGGCTTATCAGTTACCTACAGATGTTAAACCATTAATTATACAAACAGTTACTAATGATGATGCTACAATTAGGTATGATCGTTTTGAAGATAAAATTTATACATTAGATGCAGATGTAGGTGAAGAAGATACTTTAACAGCAACATATCAATTTAGAGTTGATGAAGGAGATTGGCCTCCTTATTTTGCTATGTATGTTGTATATCGTTTAGCTTCTACTTTTTCTTTATCTATTATTCGTAAAGGTGATATAGCTCAAACTTTATCTCAATTAGCAGAACAACAATTTTCAAGAGCTAAAACTCGTGATAGCCAAGCTGTTACAACAAATAACATTAAGTTAAATCGTTTTGCTAATATAAGGAGATAACATGGCAATTCTTCGCCAATTTTGGACAAATTTTACAGGAGGAGAATTAGATCCATTATTATCTTCAAGAGTAGATACTCATGCTTATGCAAATGGTGCTAAAACATTACGTAATGTACGTGTATTGGCTCAAGGTGGTTTAAAACGTAGACCTGGAACAAAGTATATATCTACTTTGTCTGGCACAGCCCATCAAATGGAACAGTTTATATTTTCTGATTCTCAATTATATTTTTTTATTTTTACAACTTCAACATTAAATGTTTATAACGGAACAACAGGTGCAACAGTTGCTACTGTTAATAGCTGTCCTTGGACTTCAGGAATGATTGGAGATTTAATTGTAGCACAAACAGCAAATACTATGATTGTTACGCATCCAGATTTAGTAACACAAAAAATATTACGTACTGGAGCTACAACATTTACAGTTACTAATTTTGCGTACAAAACAAAAGATAATTTAGTTCATCAACCTTATCATAAATTTGAAGCCGATAGTTTAACTTTTAATCCTAGTGGAACTAGCGGTAACATAAATGTTGTATCTTCTTCTAATTTTTGGGTTTCTGCTCATGCAGGACAAAATTTTAGAATTGGTCTTAAACAATTTACTGTTAACAGCATTACTAATGCAACAACAGCGGCATGTACTGTACGTGAAACACTTACTAATTCTGATGTAACAGACGATTGGCAAGAACCTGCTATAAGTTCTACAAGAGGTTATCCTAGATCATGTTGTTTCCATTCTGGGCGTTTAGTTTTTGGAGGAACAAGAGATTTACCTAATTTTATATTTGCATCTAAAACTTCTGATTATTTTAATTTTGATGCAGGAGAAGCGGCAGATGATGACAGTATACAAGTACAAATTTTAGAAAGCCAAGTATCTGAAATTACTGGAGTTTTATCATTTAGACATTTATTAGTATTTACTGATAATAGTGAATTGTATTCTCCTACAAGTGCTAATGCTCCATTAACTCCTAGTAATGTTTCTTTTCGTAGACAAACTCGTTATGGAACATCAAGATTACAAGCTAAAGAGTTTGATGAAGCTATAGTGTTTTTATCTAAAGGAAAAAAATCATTAAGAGAATTTACATATGATGATATTAAACAAGCATATTTATCACCTTCAGTATCATTGTTATCAGGACATTTAATAGACAATCCTGTTGGATTAGAAATTCAAACTGAAAATGATCAAGGGCAAGAAAGTTATGCTTATATAATAAATGGTGATGGTTCGTTAGCTGTATATATGGCTATGCGTAATGAAAAAATAGCTTCCTGGTCAAAATGGACTACTAATGGAGAATATAAAAATATTATATCTATTAATGGTTTAGTTTTTGCTATTGTTAAAAGAACTATAGATGGTGCTGTTGTATATTTACTAGAACTATTTGATTCTAGTTTAACTTTAGATGCTTCTGAAACATTAGTATCTGGATCAGCTACGGCATCTTGGACTGGCTTAGATCATTTAGATGATACTGTTGTAAAAGTAGTAAGTGGTAATTATAGTTTAGGATCTAAAACTGTAGGTTCTGATGGAAGTTTATCAACATCTCCTGATAAATTTAAAACAATAACAGTCGGATTAGATTATACTCCTACAATAACTACATTGGCTCCTGAATTACAAGTAGAGGGAGGAACTTCTGCTGGTACACATAGACGTGTTGTTCGCACAGTTTTAGATTTAAATGAAAGTTTAGATGTATCTGCAAAAGGAACAAGTTTACTTATACGTAATGTTAATGATGATTTGTCTATAGAACCTACTACAATAACTGGAAGAAAAGAATTTTGGATGTTAGGTTGGGATAGACGTGGAGAAGTAACAATAACACAAACAGAACCATTACCTTTAACAGTAAATGGTGTAATGGTAGAATTGGAGTTTTAAATGGGTGATCCAGTAACAATGGCTTTGATGGCCGTCAAAGTTGGTGGCGGTATAATGGAAGCAAGAAATGCTAAAAAACAATCGCAAATGCAAGCACAGTCTTATGAAAGACAAGCTATAGCTACTCAAATAGAAACAGAGCAAGCCGCTGGTAATAGAGCTAGACAATATGCAGATGCAATGTCAACTGAATCTGCTGGACAAGCGGCATATGGCAGAACAGGAGGAGGAGGTACTGGTCGTGCTTTAGCACAAAATCAATTATCTTCATACAATCGTGACTCTAGTAGAATACTAACTGCTGGTGATAATCAAGCAAAAGAATTAAATCAATCAGCTTCTAATACAAGAACATCAGGCAATATGGCTATGATGAGTGGATATGTTAATACAGCAGGACAAGCTTTAGGTGATTATAACAAATTTAAAAAAGGTCAAATACCACCTAAAGGTGTAAAATCTAAAACGTATGGTCAAAAATAATGGGAGTTAAAGTAAAAACACCAACGCCCTTTATAGGTGCAGGACAAATTGGGACAGTTACGCCTGATTTAACTTCTGGTTGGGGCTCTTTAGTACAAACTTCTAATAATCTTTTAAATCAAAGATTTGAAGATAGAAAAAATAAAGCTATTGAAGCTGGAGAACTTGCTGGCAAAGAAATGATTACTTATGATAATGATGGTAATTTACAAAGTTTAGCTTCTCTTCCACAAGGCGATACATATTATGAGCAATCTTTAAAAAATAGTGCTAAAATTTCTTTTGCTAATTCTTTAAATTCAGATGTTAGAAATTTTGCTGAAAAAACTTTGCAAGATAATCCTTATGATCCTGAAAAAGTTACTGAATTAATGTCAATTTATTCAGAAAGTGCATATGCTGATTTAGCACCTGAATTAAATGCTCTTACTAAAGAAATTGTAAATGATGTTAGTAATACAGCAATATTAAAAGCTAGAGGCAATAAAATATTAGAAGATAAAAGAATACGTATTAATGAAAATATTTCTTTTTTAGAAAAAACAGTAATTGATTCTGAAAGTGATGCACTTCTTTTAAATAAACCTTTAAATAAAGAAATAGAAAAACTATTTGTACAAGCTCAAACATCTTTAAATGCTGATGGTAAAGAAGGTTTTAATGCAATAGATAATAAAACAAGATTAAATAATTTTAAATCAAATATATTAATTAATCAAAAAATGTTTTCTTTAAATACTATATTATCGCCTTATTCTGGCATTTCATTAGAGGGTAAAGATAAAGTAGAAAACGCAAAATTATTTCAAGAATTAAGTGAGAAAATATTTAATTTTAACAAAACAACTTTAAATAGTTTAAATACAGCAGAAGAAAAAGAATTATTTAATAAAAAAGCAAATGAACAAATAGAATTATTTTATAATAAAGAAAATACAATAGCTACTGCAATAAATAAATTAGTTAAAGCAGAACAAGCTGTTAATTATGCTACTTATTTAAATGACACCAGTCTTTATCAAAGTTTAGATCAAGGAAGTATTGATAAAGAAAATATTTATAATAAATTAAAATGGACTTTAGATCCTAATAGTAAAGAATATAAACAAAAAATAGCTGAAAAAGAAATAACTATTGAACAAGCATATGCTATTGGGTTAGCAATAAGAGCTGAAGTAGGTACTGAAAGACTTTCTGTTTTAAATAGAGATAGAAGTGATACTCTTACACAATTAGGAATAGGCGATATTACTTTAAGAGAATTTTATTTAGATCCTAAAAAAGAACATCTTTTAAATGGCCCTGGTTCAGATGAATTTTATGCAAAAATAAATAATTTTGCTGTAGCACAATATAAAACTCTTGTAACAGAATTAAAAACTAAAGAAAATAATACTAATGCAATGTTAACAGTACAAATTAATTCTAATTTATCAGATTGGATTCATATGGAAGGAGGGCCTTTTAGTTATAAAACAAATTCAGCAGACACTTTTACAGGGCTTATAAATGAATTTCCTCAATTAAACCCTTCTCAAATTCAATCCATTATAAATGAAAAAGAAGTTCAAATTAAATCTTTTAATACAGAAAAAAAATACAAAACAGAATTAATAAATGTTATGGAAAATGGAGGAGTTCCTAGCAAAGAGGCTGTAAAATATATATTAAATAAAAATGATATTACAAATAGTGATGTTTTACAAGAAAGTGCTTCTGCTGTTACAAATCAATTTAACTCTATTAATTTAGGATTAAATACATGGCAAACTCCTTTAGGAGAATCTATTAAAGACATATCTAATGTACCTGTTGAAAGTTTAAAAAATCTTATACCTTTGATTGGTGATTTTTTAAGAGGAAATGAAGAACAGCAACTTTTTTTTACAAAAAAAGGAGGATTAGATGCTCGAACACAAATATGGATAAAAAACTTTGATACAGCTTTAAACAATTCTATTTCTGGAGGAAATATTGCAGAAGCAAAACAATATGCTGATGAACAACAAATTATAAATGCTGATCCCGATAAAGGAAAAAGACAAAACCGAAATTTTTTAGGAATTTTTGAAACTAAAATAAATCCTAATCCAACTTTATTAAATAGAAATAGAAATTCTCTTAATAATTCTCCTGAATTGGGTGGTTTAGGAGATATAAATATTCCACAATTTCTTGCAAAAAGTGTAAAAGGAATAGATAATTTAGATGATTTGCCAGAACATATGAATACAATTATGGAAAATTTATTTGATTCAAATGAAGGAATTGCTTCTTGGACTTTTGATCAATTTTGGCCTGGTTTAAATGAAAAAAGAACAAGAGCTATTATTAAGGAATTTGAAGATTATGATATAAAAAATTTTCAAATTCCTCAAGAAGTTTTAGGTGAAGCTATTACATTAATGAAGCATGCTTATTCTGTAAATCCAGATATTTATGAAAATGATCCAGTAGCAGTAGAAGCATTAATTATTAAATCTACTTTAATGTCTTTAGAAGATTATGTTCCTACAGCAATACCTATGGTAGCAGGAATGCCAAAACAAGGACATTCTTTTACTTGGAGAAAACAAGATATTGTTAATGATGCTAATAAAACTTTTAAACTGAATAATAGTGTATCAAGCAATGCTCAAATAACCGCAGAAATACAATTAATGTTTAATGATGATAAAATAAATAGTATTTCACCACCTATAGGATTAATGTCAGAACAAGATATAAAAGAAGGTAAAAACCGAATTTTTACTCCACAAGATTTTGGAGAAGAAAGTTTTTTTGATGTTAGATTTACAACACGTTTTATAGGTAAAAATGAAAATGGAGAAAATGAATATCAAATTGGATATATACATGGAGAAGATGGTGATCCTTATTTTTTATCTATTGAAAATGCAGATGAAACTAGATCTCCAGTAATTTTTAATTACAGTTATGAAAAAAGTTATTACGCAAGCATAATGAATGATTTACAAGATGCTGATAGAAATTCTCCTATTTATAAGTTTATGGAAGATAAATTACCTGGTTTAGGTTTAACTTTTTCTGAATTTAAAAATTATGGATTAAGATTGTTTGATAATCCTAATGCGGCAGAAGGAATCCCTAGAGGTATGGCTAGTATGCTTTATCAATGGCATTATTCAAAACAAGATTATAAAGTTCGTGGTGAAAATTTAAAAAAATGGGGAGAAGGAACTTTTATAGATTTAGCAAAAAAAGGGCGTTTAAATGCTGTTCAATTATTAAAAGAAGGCATGAAACAAAATATGAGAATTGGTAGATAAAAATGGATTTTTCAAAAAAATCTAGCCCAAATTACGATTCTCGGTTTGTAAATGCTTTACCTTCAGAAAATGAAACAACTTCTTATAGTAAAGATTTTACTCTTTCTGAAGATTTTATGCGTGGATTAAAAATAGGTAGTCCAATAGACAATATTATAAATTTATTTAATCAACAAGATTTTCCAGAAGATGTAAATTATCATCCTGACATAGATGATAGAATTAAAAACGCTCCTCATTTAAAACAATATACTTATATGTCACGTTCTCATGCAGAAACAAGTAACATATTAAACAAACTTGAAAAAGAAACTGAAGAAGCCATGAAATTAAAAAATGGTAATTGGGGAGGAGCATTAGGAAATGTAGCAGGTTTAACTATATTAGATCCAAGTTTTTACTTAGGAATTGGTGCAGTTAAAGCAGCCGCTAAAGCAACATCAGCCGTAGGTAGGTATCAAAGAGGTTTTGGTTTAGCTATTGCGGCAAATATACCAGGAGAAGGAGTAAAAGGCTTAGATATGGTAACGTATCAAGGTGATAGATTAATGGGTAATTTAGCAGTTATGGGAAGTGTTTCTAGTATATTAAGTAGAATTTATAAACCATTACCTCCTCAAAAATTAAACAATGTTCCTTTTGAAGATGTAAAACAAATAAGTAATAAAAAAAATATTTATCAAGAAGAAGTTTTTGAACAACCTGGTTCTGTAGGAGCAAAATTAAATGAAGAAACTTTAAATAGTGGGCCTTATAGAAATTGGAGAGATGGAAAATTAAATATTCATGATGAATTAAGAGAAGAAGCTATTAAATCTACTGGAACAAATATAGAAAAACTTCCTTGGAATCCAGGAGTTAGATTATTAAATAGTAATAATAATGTTTCTGTTGCTGTTGCAGATCAAATAGTAGATATGAGTGGTATTTTAAAAAATAAACATTTTGAAGGAAAAAATACATTGCCATCTGCTGAAACTCAATTTGCAATTAATTATTTATCTCCTTTAAGAAAGACTGTGTATGATGCTGAATCTGAATATGTTAAATATGCTGGATTAGAACCTTCAGATAATTTAACTGGAAATATAAAACCTTTAACAAAAGCCGCTTGGCAACAATTTAAAGGTGTTAAAGATATTATGAAACATAGTGAGTTTCGTGAACAAATTACTATGGCTATGAGAAATGGTGATAAACATCATAATGCACATGTTCAAAAAGGAGCAGAGCATTATAGAAAAATTTATAATAAAATTAAACAAGATGCTATGGATGCTGATATTTTTGGAAGAGCTTATCAAAAAAATGTAGCAGTTTTACAAGAAAAATTAGAAGTTTTGCAAAAAGCAAAATTTAAAGATTCTGTTAAAATAGTTAATACTCAAAAAGAAATATTAGAATTAAATAATAAAATAGAATTTTTAAGAACTAAAGGACCTATGTCTGCTAATGGAATTGGATATGCTCCTAGAATTTGGAATCATGGAGCAATAGAAGCTGATAGAGTTGGAGCTATTAATTCTATAATGAATGCTTTAATGATTAAAAATTCTAAATTAACTTTACAAACAGCAAGATTTCAAGCTGAAGAAGCTATCGTTACTATTTTAAGAGAAAGACCTTATATAGAAATTGATGGAGATGATTTATTAATTGATCCTTCTGCTAGTAAATTAAGAGTGTTAGAAATTGATGATGTTTTAGTTTCTGATTATCTTGTTAATGACATAGGGCTTTTAACAAGAAATTATGTAAAACAAATGGGAACAGATATAACTTTAACTAATCGTTTTGGAGATATAACTTTAAAAGGAGTTATAGATGAAATTAAAGAAGCACATTTTTTAAAATTAAAAGGTCATAATCAAGAACCATTAACAACGGCTGAAAAAAAACAATTAGATAAAGAATTACAAAATGACTTAAGAGATATTAGAACATTAAGAGATCGTTTAAGAGGAACATTTGGAGCTCCTAAAAATCCTCATAATTTAACATCTCGTTCTATTAGAGGATTAAAAAGTTTAAATGTTATTACAATGATGGGTGGAGCAACATTATCTAGTATTCCTGATATTGGAATTATGATTATGAATCATGGATTAAAACCAACTTTAGATGCTTTTCATTCTTTATGGTTTAAAAAAGGTCATAAATTAATAGAAAAAATGAATAGAAAAGAAGCGCAATATGCGGCAGAAGCATTAGAAATGGAATTAAATCACCGTGCTTTATCTATGTCTGATACAGGAGATATTTTTGGAAATAGATTTGGTTGGGAAAATTCATTACATAATGCAACTAATATATTTATGTTTATGAATGGTTTAAATATATATAATACAATTCAAAAAGAAACTGCTGGATTATTAGTTTCTAATGGTATTAGTAAAGACTCTTTAAAAATATTATCTGGAAAAAGTTTAAGTAAAAAACAATCAGCTAGAAATAATGCTGTTGGTTTAGATACTGTAATGTTAGAAAGAATAGGAAAACAAGTTAAAGAACATCACGAAAATATTGATGGGTTTATTTTACCTAATACAGATTTATGGACAGATTCTGCCGCAGTAACAGCTTTTCGTTCAGCATTAAAAATGGATATTAATAAAACTATTATTACTCCAGGTGCAGGAGATAGGGCTACTTGGACTTCTACAGAATTTGGAAGTTTAATGGCGCAATATCAATCTTTTAACCAAGCTTTTGTAAATAAAGTTTTATATAGAGGATTACAAGAAAAAGATGCAGCTTTTGCTACAGGCGTTATTGCAATGATTTCTTTAGGTGTTCTTGTAGAAGAATTAAAAAGAAGGCAATATGGTCAAGCTCCAATAGCAAATAATACAGAAAGATTAATTGCTGGAGTTAATAGAAGTGGTATTGGAGGATGGTTTACATCTGTTGGAAGTGCTGTTGCTACAATAACAGATAACAAATTAAGTGTAGGAAATCTTTTAGGTGAACCAATAAAAAATGAAACATTAAATAAAAAAATTACAACTGTATTAGGCCCTACTTCTTCATTATTAAGTAGTGCGGCAAAAGTAGTAAAAAGTGGTTCTGAAGGAAAATTTAATTCAAATGCGGCTATTAGTGTTATGCCTGGACAAAGTTTACCAGGTGTTAGAACGTTAATAGAATAGATGTGAATTGCTTAATATAAAGATCATAAGGTAATAATATATAAGGAAAAAATATGGCAAACTTAACAATAGCAAATAATGACGCAAGAGTACAGTATACTACAAATAGTGATGGTTCGGCAGGAGCGTTTACTATTGATTTTCCATTTTTCTCTTTGGATGATATTAAAGTAATTGTTACAATAGCTGGAACAGATACAACAAGAGCAAGAGTAGCAAGTTCTCCTAATTCTGTGCAATTTACAGTTTCTGGAACAGCGGCAGATGACGAAGGTTTTACTGGAGGAAGTGTAACATTAGGAGCGGCAGTAGCTTCAGCCGTAGTAACTATTTTTAGAGATATTGTAATTGAAAGATCAACAGATTTTCCAACATCAGGTGCTTTTAATATAGGAAGTTTAAATACAGATTTAGATAAGACTTTTGCTATTGCACAAGAAAATAATACTAAATACGACAGATCAATTAGATTGGCTGAATCAGATACAGACGTTACTATGTTGTTACCTAATGCGGCAACAAGGGCAAGTAAAGGTTTAGTTTTTGACAGTTCTGGTAATACTTTATCAGCAATAGTATATCCAGCAAGTGCTTCTGCTACTGTATCTACTGTAAATGCAGGTGGTAATGCAACTGCATCAGCATCATATAATACAACAACTGGAGCTATAGCTTTTGCTTTAGGATTACCGACTGGAGCTACAGGAGCTACAGGTTCTACTGGTAATGCGGCAACAATAGCAATTAATTCAGTAAGTAAATTATCACCTGGCGCAACACCAACTGTTGCAAATGCTGGAAATAGTGCGGCCGCTAATTTAAATTTTGGCATACCAGGAACACAAATATGGAGTACAGGAACATCATTTCCAGGTTCACCAAGCGATCAAGATTTATTTGTTTTTACATCAGCCGTAGCAAACGGTCTTACATGGAAAGATACTAACGGATCTACTGCACTTACAAGTGCCGCCAAAGGAGATGTTGCAAAATATCAAACTTCTGGAACTAAATGGGTTAAACAAACAAACATAGTAGGCGCAACTGGTGCAACTGGAAGTCAAGGAGCGCAAGGAGCGCAAGGCCAAACTGGAGCGGCAGGACAAGACGGAGCAGATGGTGATGGTACATTTAACAATTTTGTACTAACAGCCGATAGTGGCACAAATCAAACTGTAACTACTACAAATACAGTCGATATTGCTGGTGGAAATTCTATAACAACAGTTGTAGGAGCAACAGACACCGTAACTATTAATGCTGATGATGGAACTGCAAGTGCAAAAGGTGCTGTAATAGTAGCAGGTACATCTCCAGTAAGTGTTGGTTATTCAAGTGGAACAGCTACCGTAGCAGTAGCAGATGCAAGTACTAGCGCAAAAGGTATAGCATCATTTGCTAGTGCAGACTTTGCTGTATCTTCTGGAGCAGTAACACTAGAAGCGGCAGTTCCTAAAACAGATGAAACAAACGTATATACTGCACCACAACGTAATGCTTTAACGGCAGATAACGACGGCTCACTTGATATGAATGCTAACAATAATTTTAAAATTACTGCTGGAGGCAATTTTGCTTTAACATTTACTAATCATGCAGATGGACAATCTGGTTATGTATTGTTAGTTAATAGTGGTGGTC